AGCAATTAATAAACGTCTTACATTTACTCTATCTAAAGCAGAAGCTCTAGCTTGTAATGTTTTTTGTCCGTATACTACTGTACCTTGACCTGGGAATACTGCAATTGGGTTAACTTTAGCACTGTATAAAGTATTTCTTTGAGCTACTGTTAATCTGATTTCTGGTTGAATTACTGTTGGTAAACCACCTCTGTTAAGACCTGCAGGTGCAAACCACTCAGCAGATACTTTATCATTATACTCGTAGACTGCAGGAATAATTGTTGATGCAGGAACGAAATTTAATTTACCAGTCTCAATAGATCTAACTTGCAACCATGGCCAGTATGTAGCACCATATGAATTATCATAAGATTGTGCTGCTGAAGTTACAGAAGAAACTGATTGACCATATCCAACCATATCAACTACTGCAATTGAAGTTCCACGGTTTTGAACCATTGAAAGTATTGTAGAAACTTGACTAGGAGCATTTTGACTTGTAATACCAGGTGCATAAATTGAATTGTAAGCATATGCATCAGTGTTAGCTAATAAGCTAATGGCTGTGTTGTAGCTGTCAGGAAATATACCTTGAGTATTACTAGAAGGAGTTGTACTAACTGATTCAACTGTTGGAATACTTGTGTACATGTTTAATGGAGCACCATTAATACCCAAATTATAAACGCCATATAAAGGACCAGTTGCACCTGCAAATGAACCATTATAAGATCCACTTCCGTTTAAAGGAATTAAGGATGTGTATTGAGGGAAAGGTTGTCCTTGTGGATTTAAATAATTAGGGGTTGGAGTGTATACATTAGAAACTCTAATATAGTTTGAAGCGTTAGGATAGCTACCAGTTATTTGTAAGTAAGCCATGCCTGCAGTATCGTATAATACGTTTTGAGATTGATCACCAATTACGTATGCAATGTAGTTATTTTGATTTGGATCTAATGAAACATTAGTCCAAGTTTCTAATACAGATTGATTATTAGTAGTATCGTTACCTTGTCTTACAATTACTGTAAACAAACCTGAAGCAGTATCTGCTTGAGTAACTTGCCATCTAATGTTTGAAGAAGATCCAGAAGGTAGTAAACCTCTAGTTGTTTGACCTGCTGCTGATCCTTGATTATTATTCATTACTGTACCAACAGATATACTTTCAAGTTCGAAAGCGTATGTTTGTTCAACGCCACCTGCAAAAGTAGTTGCTATTGAAGCAGTAGTAGAAGAAAATCCGTTTCCTGCTGTACCTGGAATATTTGCTCTAAGTGTAATTGTTGATGTGGATGCAGAAGCGTTTAATAAGAAGCTTCCTGAATATAAATTAAGTGTTTGGGCAAAATTAGCGAAAGTAATTGCAGTTGTTGAACCAGTTGGGAAATAATAGTCTGTTCCAACAGGACTGTTTTGGATTAAGCTTACACTTGATGTAGCGTAAAAATTACCTGTTAAAGCTCCTGTAACAGCTACATAAGCACCATTTGCAATGGAACCAGATATCACAGCAGATGCTGTAACACCAGCATAATTAGGAGCTTGTGCTACTGCTGAAGTGTAAGAACCACTTGCTACTCTCGTTACTAATAGAGAAGTACCTCCTTGTTGGAAGTAATTATAAGCTGCTTGAGATGTTAAATAGTCGTAAGTAATACCTCCAGAAAGGAATGTAGTACCAAACTTAGCTGAATACTCAGAATATGTTGTAATAAGAGTTGGAATATTCACTCTACCTAATACTGTTGGTCCGATTAAGGCTGCACCAACTGTTATAGGACCTGCTGTTATTTGAGATTGGTCATTCTCTGAAAGGAATACACCTGGGGAAATTAATGCTTCTGCCATTTTGTTAGTTTATTTCTGATAATAAATAGCTTATACTACTGGCAAAACCTTAATTTATTGTAAAGGAGTGATAACTCCGGTTTCAGTATTAATTGAACCGTCTCCGTACTTCTTACCAAACTCGTTTAGAAGGACTTTTTCTTTAGTGGCATTAGCTTTAATAGTTTCCTTTAAATTATCTAATTCTACCTCTAAAAGGGTTTTTCTATAGTTTAATTCACCCAAAATCGATATTGTTTCAAAAATACCGTTTCTAATTGCTTGAAACTGCTGCAGCTCTTCGGCTGTAAGTTGTGCACTCATTATTTTTATTTTTTAGCGTCTGTTTTTTTAGTTGCTCCACCAGATGCTTTAGTAGCTTTAGCTTTTGGAGTTGCTTTTTCGACTTGTTTTACGATTTCTTCAACTTCCTTAATAGCAGGAGTTGCAGTTTTCTCTACTTGACTAGTAATTTTAGAGATTTTTGACTTGTTTAGTAATATAGCAACAACTATTGCTACAATTACTATGATAATTCCAAATACCATGTTTATTTTTTTTAATTATTGTATATATAAATATCTTAGTTTCTGCAAAAACCTCAATCTTTTCTTAAACCATACTTTATCCATTTATACCACACTCTTTCGTGAATATAATACTGGATTGGCTTATAAATAAGCTCAGCTACACCAAAAGCAGCACCTATTTTAACTGATCCACTTATTAGCCACATGAGTAAAAACCCAATCAATGTGCTAATTACTCTGTAACTAATAGTTTTAGCTATGTGTCTTTTTTTATCTACTATCATAATTTTCCTTCTACCTTCATTTGTTCTCTAATCTTAGTTGCTGAGATATCATGGATTTCTTGAGGAGGTGTGTGTTCAATTACATCGTACCCAATACCTCTACCAATGTTTACTGATTCAATATCAGGAATAATAATTATTTTAACTTTTCCTTCTTGAATTAAGTCTATTAATACTTCAGCAAGATTCATTAACACTTCATGTGCAGTCCAGGGATTCTTTTCGTTAGGCTTGACATCTCTAATGCATAATAACACCTTTTTTCCTTCGTTTAACGCCTGATCTATCAACCAACGATGTCCAACATGCCAAGGTTGCCATCTTCCAATAAACATTGCGTAACCGTTAGTAGATTTTGTTGCTGCTTCCGCTAGATACTTCTTCATTTATAAACTCTTTAATTAATTTTAAACTATCTTCTTCAGAAGTAGTTGATGTACATATCATAACATTTAAATCGTCGTAGTATGGAAGCTCAAAATCTGCTACATGATTAGCTTCTCTACCTCTTTCCCCTTCGTAAGTTAAATATACCCAAAAAACATCATTTACCAAGGAATTTAAATAATCTCTAGCTTCTTGGTAAGGGTATACTAAAGATAGAACCACTTTATTTCCATTATAATGCAAGTAAGTAGCAATATCACTAGCTCTATTAAGATTGCTAATACGACCTTGTCTACTATAATCCGTATTTTTAAACATTCTTCTAAGATGATCGCCATCTATGTAATAATCCGCTTCTATTTGATTAGCAAGCGTTGTCTTTCCTGAACAAGGTTGTCCAAATAAAACTATAACCATTATTTATTTTTTATAATTAAAAGTATCAAAGTACCATCTAAAATTATCGTAAATCCATTGACTAGTATAATCACCTAAAATTTCTTTTGAATCATCAGGAAGCATGCCAAGAGTGTTTCTAATGGTATGATCTCCATAAATTCCATGCACTGTATCATCTTCAATTGTAATTTGAGGAATGTGATCGTAATTGTGTTGAAAGTAGGGTATTTGTAAATATGCATAAATGCGCTTTAGTTGTGCTTCTGGTTCTGTACAAAGATCTTCGTACCTAACGAATATAAAATTTTCAGCTGTTTTATCTAAAAGAGATTGAAACAACTTTGGTAAAGCATGACCGATTGGATGACTAGCTGCCCATTTCTCCACTCTTGCTTGAGTAGTTAAGCCAGTTAAGTTCATATTATCCACAGTTCCATCTTCAATATCAGGATTTGCTGTAAATTTCTTTTCCATTGAAGCAAATACACATCTTAAGTCTCTAACCAAGAATATAATCTTAGGATTAGGGTAAATGTTAGCAAGTAAGGGATAAGATGCTGCCCAATTTCTATTCTTATCTAAAATATAAGGTTTATTTGTTAAGTTAGCGATGTATGCATTTAAACCTGCTTCACAGAAAGCATAAAATCCTTCCTTCCACATTTTTTTATCCCCTGCCTGGGCTTCTTTATTTTGATTATAACCAATTCTTGCACCTAGCATTAAATCAATCATTCCAGAAGTAGGAGTAACGTGAAATGCTGGGTTCTGTCCCATTAAATTCTGTAATAAAGTACTTCCTGCACGAGGCATTGAAGATTGATAAAATATAGTTTGTTTTGTTGTCATAATACAATTATTTTTCCCTTTTACTACAAAATAGTACTTTTCAAACTTCTTAAGTATATTGTCCATCTCTTCTATGTTTGAAATTAGCTTATCATACTCGCAATGAATAGTCTCTGCTAGTAATTTAGGATTCTTTTCGCAAACTTCCAAATATCCTTTTAGAATTACGTGATCATGTCCTTCTGCATCAATCTTTAATAACTTAATTTGTTGAATGTTATAAGTGGATACTAAAGTTTGAAAAGTTATAGTTTTAACTTTTCTAGTTTCAACTAAGCTGTTATAAAAATCCTTTTCGAAATACTTAGTTAAAAAAGGATGGGGTTGACCTAAGCTATTACTTCCACTTGTCCATTCTGGAAGACCATGTTCTTCTATTTTAGATTTATCAATATAATAAATTAAATCAGATCCATCTTTATCGGAGATAGCTGCTTGAACTTTAATTACATTTCTTTTATCAGGTAATCTATCAAAGTATTCCTTTAAAGGCTCAACTGTAATACCTCTTACTTCGTCATTGACAGTTTCTATCAAAGTTTCAAAGTCTGCAGATCCTATTTCAATAAAATCAAAATAACCTTCCATTAAACTTTATTAATTACGTTTGCGTCAAACATTTCATTTACATTTACATAAGGACATTCGTGTAATACTCCATCTAAGTTATAATCAAACAAGTAAGAATCAATTAACTTAGTTGCTCCTTTAGGTTCTTTAGCTACAATGTTGTTATGTAATTTATATCCAAATACAGTTGGTGAAGTACCTACCCAAAATACTGTAGAAGGTAAGTTAAATGCTGCTGCTGCATGCTGAAGACTAGAATCAATTAGTATACGTTTTTGTGCATTGATAAGTATTGCAAACAATTCCATATTGGTCATTGTCTGATCTATTATCTCTGTACCTACTAACTTTTGAGAGTCGGGTCTAGTAATTTGAAAAATATGATACTGATCTTTGTACTTATCTACTATTGCTTGACCAATTTCAAATGGAATATCTCTACACCAACTATAACCATATTTTTGACCTGTCAATGGACCACCATTAGTTTGCAAAACCATTGTTGGTTTATCTCTTAACCAAATACTATGAGTCATTTGCTGAGCCATATTAACAAATACTTGAGGTGTTTGTTTAGTATATTCTATATTTAATAAATCGCACCAGTTTTCTATTAAGTGTTTCTTTCTAAGGATATGATCTGTTTGGTGATAAGGTTCGTGCTTAAAAATTAATACATCTTTATCTTTAATATAATCTTCGTAGAAGTATGGTTTGTTACCTGAAAAGTAGACTCTATCAATAAATGGATTATTTAAAAACACTTCAGGGTAAGACACTACCATAATTAGTCTTCTATCAGGATAGGCTTCTTTTACGGATTGACATAAAGCAGTAGCTGCTATATTTTTTCCCAATCCTCCTTCAACAATCCAAATTAAATTCTTTTCTGAAAGAGTGTCTGATTTAAATTCTAAAATACTTTTGTCTGTGGTTGTGGGTACGTAACTCGTTGTTGTGCTCATTTATATAACTTTATGAAATAATAATTCTGTTAATGAATTTACATCGCCTATCTTACCTTTTGGTAATATATTAAATGCAATACTTTTTCTATCTCTTTTACTTTTATTAGTAGGTACAGAATGAAATGTATAAGAAGGAAATAATAGTAATAAACCTGGAGTGTAGTTTACCGAGAAAGAGTCCCAAGCGTACTCTGATTTTCTTCTATCGGCTTGATAAACGGGAGATAGATAGGATACATTTACACCTGCTACTGGTTTATGAAAAGTAATAGCTGGTATTTCTGGATCTTCTTCTCCATAATAAAATACTCCTGATATTAAACTATTAGGATGTGTATGCATTGTGTGATGCTGTCCTGGTTGTTTGATTGATATCCAGGATTGAGATAGAGCATACTCGTCGTAAGTATACATTAAAATTTCTTTGCCAAAGAATAAGATATTATCCAATATAAAATTTCTTATTGGAGTACATTCTTGAGCCTCTAGTATGTAAGTATCATCTGAATGGAATCCATAGGTATCTGCCATTCCACCATCTTTCATTTTAGACTCATCTAAAAACTTTATTGCGTTATTTAAACTAGGTCCTGAATAGATATTAGTAAATAACGGAGATGGAAATAAAGGAAGTACTTCTATTGTTTTTGCATTAAACATAACTTTTTATTTATAGCGTCCAAATATAATTTCCGAAATAGTTTCTTGATCTCCAAGTTTACCTTTTGTTAAAGCATTAACGCCTAGAGCTTTTCTTACTTTATTAGTTTCATTAGGTGGCACACCATGCGTAACATGAGAAGGAAATATAATTAAGTTATTTCGCTTTGGTTGGAAATAAATCTCTTCTTGAGCAAAAGTGTGTTGCTGATAGTCTGGTAATAAAGAAGGTTCTAAATAAGATCTATGATAAGCTTTGGCTTCTCTGCTAAAGCAAATAGAAGCATCTCCATCTTCGTGATCATAATAAAATACAGCAGCTATTATAGTATTAGGATGTGTGTGTGCTTTATGAAATTGTCCTGGTTTTTTATAAGTTAGCAAGACTGAGCAAATTGGAGTTCTTCATAATCGTATCTCATTACATTAGTAGCAAATTCTCTCATGTGTCCCATTATAAAATCCGATAAGGGCTTACATATTGGATTATCTATAACGTAACTATTTTTAGATATAATGCCATAACCTCCATGAGGTTCATTCATTTCGCAATTATCAAAGTAGTTTACAATATCTGTTGTATCTTTGTTGTAAGTTGTAACATAGAGTGGGGTAGGAAATAGTGGAAATATTGCAGACTCTGTCATTTTATTTGGTTGTGGGTACTAAGTTAAATGCTATTGAGATTCTCTCTTTATGACTTTCGTTTCTTTCTACATAATGCTTAATCCAACTAGGAAATAAATAAAGAGTAGATTGCACTGGTTTTTTAGTAACAGTAGGTGCATTAGCCATCGTAGATTCATGGTCATGTCCTGTAAAAAAATACTCGGCATTATCACCTCTTACTAAAACTAAATCTCCCATATTATCTTCAGGTACTTCTACATAATATACTCCCGATAGAATACTTTTTTGGTGATCGTGCATTAAATTATAGTCGTGGTGTCCATTAATGTTGATCCAAAAATTACCAAACATTAATTCCATGCCCATATGTCTACGGCATACATCATTAGAAAAGACAGTAATATCGCTAAATAGTTGTTCTAAGTCTTTTGGAAGAGGAGTTAAGAGATCTTTGCTATGCCATCCGCCTCTATTTGAAATAGTAACACCGGGGAGCTTTTTTCTTGTCTGTAAGCAATATTCTTTTATAGCTTTGTTATCGATTCCTGTTACAGGCACTTCCCAAACAGGTGTTGGAAACCATAATTGTTCGAAAACCTTAAATTCCATAACTTTTTATTTTACTATTATCTAAGTGGACGTCCACCTGTCCAAAATACTAAACATTTTCTAGTACCTTTTGTAATTGGTCTTACTCTATGCATACAAAATGCTGGAAATATAATAACATCGCCTTTTTCTCTTGGTACAGTTATAAATCCATCCTTACCACCCATCCATATTTCAAATTCACCACCTTCGTAGTCAGTTGATTCGGATAATTGAACTGTCATTGCTAATTTTCTTTTATTAACACCATAAGCACCTACATCCATATGCCAATCTAAGTGGCCTCCATCTTCAGGATACACTACATAGTGGATTGGATCGGTTACAATATCAATATCAAAGTGAAATAATTTTTCATTTGCTTCTAAAGCTAATGGAAATAGTAATTCATATAACCATTGTGAATGAGCTTCTGGTTGAATATACGCAATATCTCTATTGTTTGTTCTATAAGAATCGGTATCGTTACCTAATTCCGCAACACCAGTTCTGCCTTTAGAGAATTTGTAATTTGCATGAACCATGGTTTCTAATTCTTTAATCATTTTGTCGTCAAAGACGTTCTTAAAGTAGTAAAAGTCATTCCAATTCGAAGTTGGTTTAAAGTCGTTGTAAGGTTTTAAAGGATACATAACTAATCATTTTTATAATGTGTAAACCATCCTGTTAAGATGTATTTTGATTCTGTTGGTGAAGGAACTCCTCTATGAGTATGAGTCCAATCTGAAGGCCATATTAATAATTTACCTTGAGTTGGTTTTTCTAGGTGGCCTTGGTGAAAAAACTGTGTTTGACCGCCGTCTTCTACTGTATTTAAGTAGACCATCCATACAAGTACTCTACTTGAGTTCATTAAACCTGCTCTCTCACAGTGCCAACCGTA